GCATGGCCTATGCTGCTCCGGTACCGGTGCAACGGCGACAAAGACAAGATCCGCGAAGGAAAAAAGAATCCGGACTCGGTTTTTGTTTATGACGATCCAATGTTCGAACTCCTAAACGCAACCCTCAAGAACACCGCGCGGGAGTACCTCACAGACTGCGACGCAAAACGCAAACAGACCATAGTATGTCAGTCAATTGACATGCTGGTTATGTTGGCGTTTGAAGATATTTATTACCGGCCGCTCCTAAAAATGGAAATCGAAGCCGTAATAAACGCCTTTATTGAGCACCCCGAACTACTTGAGTTGGATCTCAACGAAACCCGAGTAGACGCGGTGTTCAACGGGTTTGAAGGTTATTCTGGAGAAAGGAAGAAACGGCACGCCGCATTTTTAGCGGAAGTTAGGGAGCGTGCAAAACAGTGACCCAAGAAGAAGTGGAAACGCTGTTGCCGGTGGTGACTCCGTTTGCAGTCCCGGCGCTTATGGATCAGTTGTACGCGATCGCGTACGATCAATTCATAGCGGACGCCGCACCCTGCGCAGGTACTTCTTTCGAAGATCTCGCGATCACATATTACATTGCCAGCCTCCTTTCATCAGGAAGCGGCTCAACAGGCGTGAAATCTGAAAAAATAGACGATTACACCATCCAATTCGGAGACGGCGGCCAGGCCGCCGAATACCTGCGGAGTTACCAAAAAATCATAGCCAACTGCAACCAGCGCGCCTCTACAATCGCAGTATCTGCGGGGGTTACCCGAGACGACACCCTTGACTGTCTGGATCTTGACGCTACAGGCGTGTGCACCGAATCGAGAGGCGAATACCTGTGAACGGAGACGACATATTAACCGCAATAGTGAGGATGGACGCAAATATCACGGCGATGATCGAAAAGATCGATCTGGTCCGCGCCGATATCCAGGACCACGAGTCCCGGATTAGAGATATAGACCGTAAACAAACCGCGCTGATTAGCAAATTAACCGCCGCGTGGATCGTGTCCGCAACCATAGTTACAGGAATTATCGGGTGGTTATCACCATGGCAATAATCGAGTATCTCAACCAGACGGTCACCCTCGCGACCTACAACGGCACAAACGCGGTAGGCGACCCCAGTTACAACGCCGACGTTTCCTTAAATGCCCGCGTATCGTTCCGGCAAAAATTGAGGTACACAAGAGACGGTAAAGAGGTTATGAGTTTCTGTCACGTGACGGTTTCAGAGGCGATAGAGTATGAAGACCGCGTCGCCCTGGACGACGGGATCAAACGCGTACCGATCGCGATCCGTCATGCTCGGGGCAAAGACGGGTCGCTTCACCACTCGGGGGTAGATCTGTAGTGGCTGCGGTTAAGGGCTCGATGTTAATCGGGGACGACATTCTGATGGCGCGGATGCAAGTTGTTGAAGAAAAAATGAACCATAACGTGGCACGGGCATTACAGAAAGCGGGCGGCGAGATCATCCGCGTTGCCATCCCCAAAACTCCAATCAAGACCGGCGAACTCCGGAAACGGTCGTTTAATGAAGGCCCGTTGCGAAAAAAAGAGGTATATACGCAAGTTATAGGTTACGAAAAGTTTGCAGATCTCTGGGACAAAAAGAACGCCTATGCGGTGGCAGTCCACGAAGATTTAGAGGCAAACCACCCTGTGGGCGGAGCAAAGTTCCTCGAAAATGCAGTGATTGAAACTGCGCCCCGATTAAACCGATTCTTGGCGAAACAGGTGAAACTATGAGCCACGCGTACGAATTAGCAACCTATTTGGCCTCGGTCAGTTCGTTAGGTCTAACAATGGGCTCGGATCTGTTTGTGAGTTCAGAGCCGACAAGCCCAGCAAACTGCGTCACCTTATACGATACCGGAGGCGTCGCGCCGCGCCAAGATTACGACGGCGACACATGGATCTCATACCCGTCCGTCCAAGTGCGCGTGCGGAACGCCGCGTATCTGGCTGGCGCCAAGGTGATATCAGACCTTAGAGCCGTATTAAAACAGATAGTGCACGTCTCTCTTTCCGGTACGCGGTACGGCGGGGTATTTATTGTCTCGGAACCCACACATCTGGGAAAGATCACTACCAACGCGGGGACCGCGAACGTATGGACGATGAATTTAAGTTTAAATATTGAGGAATAGATATATGAAATACTTAGGAAAAACAACCACGATCGCGGACAGCACCGCGACGCTTGGAGAAGTCAAAGAAATCACGCCGCCCGAGATCGCGATCGACGAACTTGAGACCACCGTCCACGACGCCACCTATTGGCGAACGTTCTGCGCAGGCCTCAAAAACGGCGGAACGCTCGGAGTTACGATCTTTTATGACGGTGCAGACGCATCGATGAACAGGTTATACTCCCGGGCAATTGGCGATCCAAGCCAGAACTCAGATACGTACACGATTACCTTCCCAGACGGGAAGACGATGGTCTTCACCGGGATTATTACGGGGGTACCCATAGAAACGCCGATCGACGACAACATACTGCTATCGTTCAACATCAAGGTCAGCGGGGCGATTACCGGAACGCTGGGCTCGTGATAGGAGGTTAGAACATGGTAGATACGATGTATCCGGCGAAGTCCGGATCACCATCTGCATTTTTAACCGTCGGGATCACTGGCATCTCGGCCAGCATCACGTTTGACGCCGACGTTTTACCAGCCGCGCCGAACCTGGCCACCGTTGGCATAGGTGCTACCGCTGAAGTCGTGTTATACGCAACTAAAGTAGGTAATACGATTAGCAACCTAACACGAGGGTATAGCGGTACGTCCGCTTTAACCTGGCCCGCAGGAACCGCCATATCAAGACGGTTTACCTCATATGATCATGATACCTTTATCGACCGAATTACAAACGTTGACGGGGGCACGCTATGACTAATTATACCATGGCTCAGTACGATACTATCGAAGAATTAGAGGCCGCGGTCGAGACGATCGACAACACGACCTATATCCGGCCATTCAACGTAATTAACCGAAATGAACGAAAATATGCACTTATCGTTGGAAGAGTTGGAACGTATATTGACGGGGGCACGCTATGACGCAAATTGACAACATCCAGGTACGCCGAAACACCGCCGCCGCCGCATACAGCAGCAACCCCACCCTAAACGCGGGCGAGGTCGGGTTTGAAACTGACACCAACCGCGTAAAAATCGGAGACGGGTCAACCGCGTGGAACGATTTGGAATATATTGGTAAAACTATGCCCGATGGGGACGTGCTTGGTACCACGGACTCTTGGTATCAGCCACTGTGGGATTCGTCGGACAATTCCAGCATTACCGGGTTGACGGGAACGGCCAAATGGGCTGGCGCCTGTCTTGCTCCCAACGGAAAAATATATTGTGTGCCAAGCTACTCGACGTCGGTACTGATCATCGATCCCGCAACCGACACCGCAGAAACGACCAGCATTACCGGGTTGACGGGAACGGCCAAATGGTATGGGGCCTGTCTTGCTCCCAACGGGAAAATATATTGTGTGCCCTATAACTCGACGTCGGTACTGATCATCGATCCCACAACCGACACCGCAGAAACGACCAGCATTACCGGGTTGACGGGGGATAACAAATGGTATGGGGCCTGTCTCGCTCCCAACGGGAAAATATATTGTGTGCCCTATAACTCGACGTCGGTACTGATCATCGATCCCGCAACCGACACCGCAGAAACGACCAGCATTACCGGGTTGACGGGAGAGGCCAAATGGTATGGGGCCTGTCTCGCTCCCAACGGGAAAATATATTGTGTGCCGTGGAACTCGACGTCGGTACTGATCATCGATCCCACAACCGACACCGCAGAAACGACCAGCATTACCGGGTTGGCGGGGTATTACAAATGGTATGGCGCTTGTCTTGCTCCCAACGGAAAAATATATTGTGTGCCAAGCTACTCGACGTCGGTACTGATCATCGATCCCGCAACCGACACCGCAGAAACGACCAGCATTACCGGCTTGACGGGAGAGGCTAAATGGGCTGGCGCCTGTCTTGCTCCCAACGGAAAAATATATTGTGTGCCGAATAACTCGACGTCGGTACTGATCATCGATCCCACAACCGACACCGCAGAAACGACCAGCATTACCGGGTTGACGGGGGATTACAAATGGTATGGCGCCTGTCTCGCTCCCAACGGGAAAATATATTGTGTGCCCTATAACTCGACGTCGGTACTGATCGTTTCTCCAGGGTTCCCCACGTTGCCGATCGCCCCATTGTTATCCGCGTACATAAATAAATTCTGAGGTGAACATAATGGACATAAGATACGTAACCATTGCCGGACTGCCCGGCACACATAATGTCTACTACAGCAACTGGACGTATGAAATCAATTCATCTAAAGACGTATCTGGCTGTGAGATTGTAGACTTTGAAGCCGTGAACGCGGCCTACCGCGCAGAGCACCCCGAAGAAGAGGAGGCCGCAGAGTAATAATGGACTTTGCGTTTAACACTGGGCCATACGACCACGGAGGGACGGCAGTAACTTCAACCCCTGGCAGCGACAACCTCGGGAAAACAACGATAGTTACAGTTGGGGGAGAAAACACCCCTCTAACTGTAGTGGCGATTGTGGACATTGCGCTAGAAGTCTCAGAAACAGACGAAACGAAGCACAGCGCGAGCTATTGGCGAGAATACGGCGCGGCGCTCAAACGCAACGCGGCTATTAAGTTCACGTTTCAGCACGATAAAGACGACCTGATCCAAATCAGATTAATGGATCTCAAAGAGTCCGGGAACCCCGAGTTTTTCCGGGTGTGGTTCCCGGGGACTCAAAAAACGTGGATGAGTTTTGAAGGGATTATTACAAACGTCCGATACGACCCCCCGATCGGCGATCTGGTCCAGGGAACGTTCGCAGTGGTCCCGATCGCAAACATGGAGAAATACTAAATGAAACCAGACGTAATTAGAAAGATTAACGGCGCCGAATACCGATTCCGGATGTCGTTAAGAGCCTGTATCGACATCGAAACGGAATTGAACTTTGCATTAACTTCAATTTCAGAAACACCGTCAATGAACCAGATAGCCACCATTATGCGCCAAACTATCCGGGACGCAGACGGCCGCAAAATCACAAACGAAGAGTGGGAAAGTCTCGACGATCAGATTACGTTTGTTGACGCCACCGAAATCATCACGGAAGTTATGGGAGGGAGTTTACCCGCGCCAGCCGCGGAAGGGGTTGAATCTGGAAAAAACGGGTGAAAATCCTGTGGATGCACGAGTTCGCAGAGGAGGCGATAGGATCGGGCACGTTTCCCGATCCGCGTGTTGTTTATGATTTAACTCCCGCAGAAGTTATAACAACGATTCAAGGCATAAACACCCGTGAGAAACAGTTGCAAAAAGGCGAGAATATACGGATAGGCACCCTCTGCGCATGCGTGTTCAACCAGAACAGAAGGAGACGGAACGATAAGATTTGGAAGTGGACTGACTTTTTCCCAGAGAAAAGCCTCCGAGATCCCGCCGATCCCGACGAACTACAGAAAAAATGTTTAAAATTTATGGAGGCTTACAATGGCGATTAATGTCGGAAACCTGATGGCAACCCTCGACATGAACACCGCGGGGTTCAGGAAAGGGGTTGCTGAGTCGCGGACGGGCGTTGAAAAGATGAAAAGCCGGTTTGCTGGACTCAAAACGACCGCCCTTGCAGGTGCGGCGACAATCGGGGTGGCATTTGCAGCGATAGGAACCGCGGCGGTTGCGTCCGCGGACTCGATCGACAAGGCAATGGCAACTATCCGTGTGGGAACAGGCGCGACGGGGGACGATCTCGCCAAGATGGGCGACAACCTCCGAAACGTCTTAAAGCAAGTCCCATCGGACGCGGGTACTGTTGGAACCGCAATTGCAGACCTCAACACTCGTCTTGGCCTTACCGGCGACGAGTTAGAAGACACAGCGCTCAAATTCGTCGAGCTCAGCCGAATCACTGGCACAGACGTTGGCACAAACATCAAGACCGTGACCCGCCTGTTTGGAGACTTTAGCGTTGCTACAGAGGATCAAGCGGACGCGTTAGATTATCTGTTCAAGGTATCCCAGGCCACAGGCGCAACAGTTGACACATTGGCCTCAAAAGCAACCACATACGGCACGTCTCTCAGAGGGATGGGGTTCGATATGGAAACCTCTGTTGCGTTGCTGGGTAAATTCGAAAAAGAAGGAGTCAACACAGAGACGATTTTAGCGTCCCTAAAAATTGGGATGTCTAACATGGCTCGGGAAGGAATTACCGACGCAAACGAAGCGTTAACTCTTCTCATGGGCGAAATCAAAAACGCGCCGACCGATCTTGCAGGCACTCAAAAAGCCATTGACATTTTTGGATCTCGCGCAGGCCCCGACATGGCAATGGCAATCCGTGAAGGGCGGTTTGAAATAAACGACCTCATAGACTCAGTTGATTCGTCGTCTGAAACAATACTCCAAGCCGCCGAAGACAGCAAAACGTTAGGCGACCGTTTTGGCATACTCAAAAACAAAATCTCAGTTGCAATAGAGCCTCTCGGAGAAATGATCATCGGCGCGCTTGAAGGAGTCATAAACTGGATAAGTACTGACGGCGCAGCAATGTTTGAACCGATAATGCAAGCATTTGCAGCGGTTGGCGTGTGGTGGACGTCCAGCGGCCAGGAAATAATCGGGGCTATTGTAGACGGATTTGTATGGCTTCGCGAAGCGTTCCAGCCTTTCGTCGACATGTTTTTGGATTTCTGGGGGAATCAAGCCCAAAAAATGACGGAGTTCTGGGAGACCGACGGCGCGGTTATAATGGCCGCGCTGGAGAACATCCGTGCCGCGTTCCAGATCATTATCGAATATATTGCAAAAGGATGGGAATGGCTGTGGCCGCATCTTGAAAATATACTTGGCCCTGCGATTGATATCTTGCTGGACATTATAGGGGTATTTGCGGCGATATTCGCGGGCGACTGGGACAAACTCGGCGAACGGTTGGGTATGATCTCCCTACATACAATGGATCTGCTATATGGGATAATTTCGCTTGGATTTGACACCATAGTAGGCCTTTTTGCTGCAATTGCAAACGGGGTTGTGGGCATCATGGCGGCCGCTTGGAACGCGATACTTAGCGGGATGGAAGGGATGATCAACACCGCGACTGGACTCCTAAACGGCCTGATCATAGAGATCAACCGCATCCCTGGGGTAAACGTGGGTTTAATCGGACAGGTCACGTTCGAACGAGCGGAAGCTCCAAAAGTAGAACTGCCCACAATGGCAGACCTATTTGGAGGCAAAAAGCCGTCTGAAATCTGGGGGCCGTCACGAGATTTTGAACCAGAACCCGCCGCCGAAGAAGAGATGGCGCTCGAAACGTCGCCGATCTCTGCGCGCGATAAAGCCCCTGAAAAGCCTGCGGCCGTCGCAATCGAGATCCCGGAGCCGCTCGCAGCTGAGGCTCCTGTTCCAGTTGAGATCCCCGAGCCGCCCGTAATCGAGCCTCCTGCTCCAGTTGAGATCCCCGAGCCGCTCGCAGCTGAGGCGCCTCTTCCCGTCGAGACCCCCGAGTTTCCGCCAATTCCAGAAGGGATTTCAGAAAACGCATTTTCGGAGTTAGTCGCGGTTGTAAAATCGTTTTCAATATCGCCGATCGTTGACGCCATCGTAATCACAAGGGATATGGTCTTGGCCGCGATGGGATATGAAATTGTTATCCCTGCACCGAAGCCCGCCGCCCCCGGCCAGGTGACAAACAACACAGAAACGGTGATCTCTGAGGTGTTGCCAGAACCCGCCGCCGAAGAAGAAGCGATCGTCCCTGAGATCCAAACCCGTACAAAAAAAGGAGAAGGCGCGACGAAACCGGCGGGGTCAATTGTCGAGACGATCAGATCTGTGGGAGACAGCGTTATTGCAGCGATCATAACTTCGTCTAAAAAAGCGGATTTAGATTTATTCGCCTACAGAAATGCAACCAATTTCCCAGAGGTTACCAAAAGTCTGAAAAATCTCAGAACCGAACTTATAACGGTCACAACTCCGCCCCCCCCACAAGTTACCCTTACCCCCGCCGTAACTCGCACAGAAGAGCCGTCCCAGGACCTCCATATCACAACGGAAATAGACGGGTACGCGGTCGGTCAAGCAATATATCGAAACTGGACACAACGCACAGGAGGCGGTGTAAATATCTGAACTCAATTTGTACGTCGGCGGGGAACAAAAATACCCCGTCGTCGGGACGTTTCAAGTTTCAGGCCGGTTAGGTAGCCGAACAGTGTGCTCATTTAGGCTGCTGGAAGAATTGCCGTTTGAAGACGACATTGTTGTCGGGCAAGAGGTGATCGTGACGGATCGGGACCCTCAAATTATCCCTGTAGCCGCGTATGCGAGCTCTTCATGGCTCCCCTCCACCGGCCCAGACAAAGCAATAGATTCAGATTGGTACACATTTTGGAGGTGCGACCCCGGGAGTACGGTACCTGGAGCCTGGTTTTATATTGATTTAGGTAGTCCCACCAAGATCCTTGGGTTAGATGTTGCGCCTCCGGGCAAGACCGAGACCCCAAGATTATTCCGCGTACAAGTCTCGGATACGTCCACTACATGGTATACTGTGGCAACGTTTTATATGACACAATACGACTGGACCAGGTCCCCCTCCTATACCCGACTCCCAATCTATCCATTAACATGCAGATACGTCCGGATCTTAGTAGATACATATAACGACCCGGGATCATGGGCGATTTCTGAAATACGGGCAATAGGTGCGGACCGTATTTTTGCAGGAACCATAGACTCCATCCGGACTACATATTCGGATGCAAACAACATCAGATATCTAAATGTCCATTGCGTTGACTACAACCAACTTGCAGATCGGCACCTGGTGGCGTACGCATACGAGACCGAAAAAGCAGGGGACATCATCAAAGATATTGTGTCTCGCTTTTTTGTCTATGGCTCCGAATCCGAAAACATTGACGTTGCAAACGTTGAAGACGGGCCAGAAATCGAAAAGGCCGTATTCAACTACATTCCAGCCTCGCAATGTTTTGACGAGCTGGCAAACCTCGCCGGCAAAATCTGGTATATCGACTATAACAAACGGCTATTTTTCACCGATCCAAGCGCGAACACGGCCCCGTTTTCGTTGTCAGACCTCTCTGAAAACTGGAGGAAAATGGAGATCGATCGCGGTAGAGATCAATACCGAAACCGTCAATATATCCGCGCAGGCACCGCACGCACAGGAGACCGGACGGATTCTGTGATCGCCGTCGCTGCGCAAACTCTATTTGAATATCCGTTCCCAGTAGGAACAGTCAACGGGATCAAAGAAGACGGCACGCCCAAAACGGTAGGCGTAAAGGGCTTTGACGAGGGAAAAGATTATTACTGGACCTACAATTCAGAAGTAATCGAAGCCGCGACCGCCCCAGGAGCGGGGGTAGACGTTTCGATGAACTATCAAGGCCTGTACGACATATTATTAACAGAAACAAACTATTCAGAAGTCGCGTCGCGCCAAACGATAGAAGGAGGGACCGGGATATATGAATCGATCATTGACGACCCTCAAATCAACTCGCAAACAATCGCGACAGAAACCGCGTTGGCATATCTGAGGCGGTTTGGCGTTATCCCGGAAACGATCGCGTTTGAAACCGACGAGCCCGGTCTAAGATCAGGACAGCTCCTACCAGTAGATATTGGCATGTACGACCTCTCAGGAAACTATCTTATAGAGTCCGTTTCCGTCCGAGACGAAGCCGGGATCATAAATCGGTACAAGGTAAACGCAGTATCAAACGAATCTCTATCAGATTGGTTAGATTTTTTTAATTCACTTTCGCGACAGACTCAGAAACTAACTCTGTACGACGAGACAAAAGTCAGCCTGCTTGAGTCTCCTACAGACGGAGTCACAACCTCAGATTCAGCCACAGAAACAAACGGCAAACCAGACTCGTATACAGACAGCGCGCACACTGATTTCTCGGAGACCGATTGGGTATGAAAACAAAACACGATTCGACCGTTAAGGTCAAAACAAACGTCAAAATATGGGTTTATTCCGGAGACAAACTCATAGACTACCAGGAAGTCCACAACGCATGGCAAGACGCCGGCCTAAACGTAATCCGGGACTGGCTCAGTGGCGATTTTTCTGAAGATCACATCACCCACATCGCCTGGTGCGAAGCGGGCGGCACGGAACGCGCGCGAGACATTGTTACCCAGTATGTCACGACCACACCCAAAACGCTATTGATCCGGCAATATTTGCCAAGCAACTCGACTGCAAACGGGTATACAATTCAAAAAATACGCGCTTACAACGCAGCCACGAGCGGCACGCTCTTTGTAGAAGCAAATTTCGCCGCGGGAATATCAAAAACGAGCAGCATCCAGATAACTGCAGAATGGACGCACACTTTTGCAGACGACGGAGTATAATTATATGACATACACACCAAAAACATGGAGTTTAAACACTCTGATCCAGTATACGGATATGAACCATCTTGAAACGCAATACGACGAAGCCACGGCGTATACAGACACGTCTATAGACGCGTCGTATAACTCGCATGTGCTGCCATATCTTGTGCCACCCGGCACAATTGTGATCTGGTACGGCACCTCGGGGATCGTCCCAACGGGCTGGCATATTTGCGACGGGACCGCAGGCACGCCCGACCTGCGAGACAAGTTTGTTGTAGGGGCAGGAACAACATACGCAAAAGGGGCTACTGGCGGCGAGGCAACTCATACCCTCACCGAATCCGAAATGCCGACTCACAGTCACGGCTTCCTATCCGCTTGGGGTAATATTGATGAACCAGGATATCGTCCTGGGGGTGATGGAAAATACGACCAGTCCTACAGTACATACCCTGCTGGGGGCGGCGCAGCGCACAACAATCTTCCCCCATACCATGCGCTGTACTATATAATGAAGACCTGAATAAAAGATATATTATTTTTTTTATTTCGCCTTGATCTGCGCGCGCAGGCGCGCTATATTTTCTTCGCTCTTTTCGAGCGAATATTGCATGCTATACCGGATTATCTTCTCGGCTTTCAACTCCGCGCACAGCCGGATATTTTGGCGAACCAACCCCAGATTAACCCTCCGCTGATCCTCGCAAACCATCTTTAGATCTCGGTGCGCGCGGAGCAACTTTCCAATCTGTTTGGTATGGGTATCGTCTGAAATTATCAGTTGCTCGATCTCGGAGGAAGTCAATTTTATCATGTTTTAGCCTCCATTTCAAAAAAACGCCAACTTCACAGCAATAGCGGGTACAATTATTTGCGCCGCGCGCGCCACATAAAATCCACCGAGATAATAGGGGTACTCATCTGCGATTTCAAGGCGGTTTTGTTCGGGGATATCGGCGGGGACGGGAGTCCGTCGTTTTTGCCGGAACGCAGTAGTAATGCCTATCCAAAAGGCATGCACCTCGCGAGGGTCGTTTAAAAAGGTATCGAACGGAATTTTTAACATAATATAAATGGAGCGCAAAAAGATATAAATATTGTGGGTCGATAGTTTGCCCGGAACGCTAATATTTATAGATGGAAATCGTAGGGCTCATCAATCGGGCATTTATCCTATGTCGTCCCCAAAAGTACTATGGGGGCGCCACCCTAAAAAAGGTTGGGGTCAAATGGCCGGGTCTATTTGTCTCCGATGAAGAACAATGCGCGGCCCCTCGCCACTTAGATCGCGCAGAGGGCAGGTACTCCCGTCCGGGCAAGGCTGCCAGGGGTTTTGTCGGCACTGCATCTCAATATATGATGAGGGAAGCCCATATCCGCCCCCCGACCGCCCAGTTGGCCTCCTGACAATATGGGCACTCCGATAATGTCGACATCGGCTCATACCCGCTCTCCTTCCAGATCCGCTTTGATCGCCCGCCACAGGTCGCCGACCGCGTATCTGTTCGCTCTGTCCATATGTCTCAATTTGGCCATCTCCTGTGTTTTCGTAGCCAATGCTCCTCCGCGTATAGTGTCGGCGCGTCCTCGTACTCCTCAAGGTGCGCCGCCATCGTCTCGTTGGTGGCGGCGACGATCCGCTCGACGTATCGCCGCAGCCCGAGATAGAGGGCGAGGTGCAGCCCGATCCAGACGTGGCGCGGCGGCCACCGCGTGACCGTGATCTCTTTGTACCCCCGCCAGGACGGCGGGCACTCCTCGCCGAACCCCTCGATCCTGACGACGAGAGGAGAGAGCCGCCGCCGGCCGACCCGCATCGGCTCGTGGATGTAGATCCGGCCGACCATCAGATCCCCAGCGTCGTCTGATCGCACGGGAGGGGTACGCCGTTGACCCGGCGCCAACGCCGGACAGGGCAGGTCTCGACGCAGATCGCGGGGATGGGGTCGGCGTCTGGGTCGGGGCCCTGAGCGTCCGGGTGGCGGCACACGGGCCAACCCTCTCCTCCCCCCTCGTCCTCCCAGTCCAGGAATGTACATCCCTTACAGGGGTCGATATAGTCGCTCACGCTCTCCCCCCAACACAATACGCGGTCAGAGATGTCTGATCTGCGGGCCGGGGGGCATCCCGCCGGCGCGAGGCGAAGAGTTTCTGGTACGCGAACCCGAGCCCCTCCCCCCCGACAGTCCAACCGTCTCGCTCCATCTCGGACGCGGCCTCGACGTAGATCCGAGTGGGGGAGTAGAATTCTCTGGGATCGTAATCTCCCGAATCACACAATCTATAGTACGCCTCCAGATCTCCTGTCCAGTACTTGCTCGTCCAGATCACGGCGATGAGGTCATACTCGGTTGGATCGAAGGGCTGGAGTTCGTCACCAGGGTATCGGCGGTGCGCGTAGTAGATATTCGGCTCGGGGTTCTCTCGTGCGCCTCGTCGGAGGAGGAGAGCGCGCCATTGTGCGGCGGATCTCTTATATCTCACGATCTCACCTCCGGCGCGGTCTGCACCCGGAGGAGGGCGATCCGCTCCCCTCCATCGGACCGCTCCCGCAGCGGGCATGTTTCCCCCTCAGGGCACGGCTGCCAGGGGTTTTGCCGGCACCGCATCTCGACGTACGAGGAGGGGAGGCCGTGGCCCGCCCCTGAGCGGCCCCTCGGCGTCTCGGTGACGTGGGTGGCCCGGTAATGACGACATCGGGTCACGCCCACACCCCCAGCGTCGCCTGCCGCCCCGTCGCGTCGTCCAGTTGCGCCGCGTCCTCCACCGGCGTCGAGATCTCGGCCTCGGCCTGCTCCCCGTGGATCACGCGGACGAGGGCGCGGATCGGGACGACATATTGCCGCCCGTCGATCGAAAACGTCAGCGCCCGACCCGGCCGGGTGCGGGTGAGCCAGACCGGCGGGCACCGAGGTCGGACGACCGGGACCGCGGCGGGGAGGGCCATATATGCCCGAGTACACAGGCTCTGGATTTCGTCACCGAGATCCTCTTCGTTTTCGGGGACCCCACTCGCGTACTCATCCACATATTTAAACTCTGGTTTTACCATTCTACTTCATCTCCTTTGCTACAATACTATATTAGATCTAAGACTATATATAACTATCGAATGCGGGACGCCCTGCATCAAACCGGTAGGTATATATACTCTGCCGCCCAATATAGTATTGTAACAAGGGAGATGATAAATGAATGGAAAAAGCAGGTAAAATCACCAGGGACTACAAGGCCCTGAAGATCGAACTCGACGCCCGGCCAGGTGGAAATTTCGTGATTGGTGCGGAGGACTCGCAGAAACTCATCAACGACGGCGCAGCAGTCCGAATCTACCAGATCGTTCCAACACATGTGTACGAGGATTACCGCATCGAGGATGCCGGGGCGGCATACCCGACCCGCAGCGGCCGGGGGATCACCCTCCACATCGTGTGTGGTGTGCCGGTCCTCCCGGATCTCTTCGCGAGCCGCGCACAGGTAGCAGGGGTTCTTCAGGGCCGCAGGTCGGCGGCCGTGGTAAGCGCTCCAAAAGACCTCGGAGTTGTCCCCCCGCCGCCACCAGCGGCAAAAAACCCAAACATCGACGAAGGGCTAAAGCGCGGCTTCGGCGACGCGGGCAACCCCCCGCGCAGGATCCCGACCCACTATCAATTTGTCGGGGTGCCAGAACCCGCCATCCTACTAAAGGAGGAATAAAAATGAAATTTATGAACTCGCAGAAATGCGAATATGAGATCAGGCTCAACAAGGGGCAGATCGCAATTGACCACGAGGACCGGCCAGGAATGACCGTGTCAGAGTACGTAGAGTTTGCAGGGGTGCCTCTCGAATGGGCATACTTCAGGCAAATGGACGTAGAGATCAGGCAGGCCCTGATTGAGGACGACCCCAACGGGATCGTCGAGATCACGGAGGGGGACCTAAAATCCCTCTCCCCCGACCCGTCGTCTCAGACTCTCCCAGAAAACATAAAATGGACCCCGCTCCCAAACGGGGCGGTTTGGGCTGTGTTTAGGGATTTTGAAGTATATCTTAGCCCGGATGAGGGGTACGCGGACATATACCCGCGTCGGGACTATGCTGCTCGCCTCCCCTCAGACGATAGGAGCGGACTCACGGCCGGGGACGCCGCGCCGTACTTCCGGATGTTTGTCCCATCGTACGCATCGAGGGAGACAGGGATCCAGGACGAAGAGACGGATCTCCGGGTAGAGATCCGCAACGACAACGGAGACGTTGGCCGCGACTGGCCCGCGGGGGAGAAAGTCGCCCTGAAATCAAACCCCGATCATAGGGATTGCTCCGAAAACAATCGGGCCTGGATCGGGGCCATTGAGTCGTTCCTCCGTCCGCAAATCTGTGCGGACGCCCTGGAAGACGCCCTCTTAGAGGGAGGGTGGATTCTGGAGGCAAAACCATGACCGGCGCGTTTGTTGATCCGTACGCATCTGCGCGCGTACGGTTGGAGGACGGAACCGTACTCAACGGAGTCGAGGGATTACAGGTCTGGATGGGTCTCCGCGCCTGGCGCGAGACCACGCCCATAGAGGAGGGGAGCGGATGAACGAGGAGTATGAGGATGCGTTCCTCCGCGTGTGGGACGCGGTCAAGATCCTCCAGAGCAGATCGACATACCTCGAATCCGTATCCAAAATCCTAACTTCGTCCGCTGGACGCCGCGAGGCAGACCAGGAGGACCTGGTCGAGCGGATCGTCGATCTGGAGGATCAGATCTCCGATCTCGCCGGCCGCGAGAGGGCCATCTGGAGCGAGATCAAGGACACCCGCGAGCGGGTCGCCGAGCTACAGCGTGGCCGCGGGGCGGTGGATCGCGGCGCCTATCCGCAACCCGACAAGATGATCGGAGCGTCCGGAGGAAAGGCCCCGGGCAACCTCCTAACATTCCTCAGCTCCGTCAACGGCTGCGTCGACTGCGACCCGGACGGCACCGTCCGCGTGATATTCTGCGAGGAAACGGCCATCCCCGCCGAAACAATCGACGAGGCCGCCGCCTATCTTCGAAGATACGACCCAACGGGGAAGATCTCTATTGATGCAGACGGCGGGATCGTCGTGACACTGAAGCCCACCACCACGGAGGAAGACTAATGCCGAAATATACGGTCGAGTGGACCCTGCTGGGCGCCACCACCGTCGAAGCGGCGGACAAAAAGGAGGCCCTGAGATTGGTACAATGGGATCTGCCGGACGAGAAAATCTATGCGGACATCACCGATATGGAAATCACGGCCCTCTCCCGCGATGACGGGGGGGACGCCTGATGGCGCACGATTGCCCATATTGCGGGGCAAAGGTCATCGACGGGCCAGAAGAATGCGGGGTCGAAGACGGGCATGAATATACCGAGGTCTGGCTCTGCCCAAGCTGCGGCAAGGACTTTGTTGGGATATACGAGTTTGAGGGGTATTTTGATGCCGACGACTTCCCGATCCCCGAAAGGAGTGGGGACTGATGCCACACCGCCCACAGCCGGTGTGGATCTACCCGGTTTCAATCGAGATCAGGGAGAGGATGAGAGTACCAACACGTCGCGCGGGGAAGTGGGGGGTGTGGAGATTCTATCTCGAATCCACGTGCGTCCCTCCCGAGGGTCTCCGGAGCGCTCCAGCCACCTGGCACAAAACAGACGGCCGGAGTATCGAAGGGTTCCCAATCCACAGCGAACCCTGGGCCGTCTGGGTCGCAAACGGCGAGGCGTATCCGCCAGGGCTCCCGGCGGGCGCCGCGTATCCGGCCAGCCCGGGCGAACCCAACAACTGCGTCACGCTCCTTGTATATGATGGCGACGGCGAAACCACGCTCACGCTTCGCCTGATTCATGAGCTTCTCCACACCCTGAACCTCCCCGCCGACGACATGGACGAGCACATTGACGATTTTCTATTCCTACCAGAACGCTGGATCTACCGCGCGGCGCGCCGGTCTCGGTTGTGGGCGCCACTCGCCCGGAACTGGTTTGAGGCACTGTACTATAGGTACCTATTGAGAGAGGTGGATAATTAAATGAAGGAAAAGAAGTGGACATACATTAAGTGGACATACATTGGTCCCTGGATCTCTCCATGCGAACTGCGGGAGAAGTGCCAAATCGGGGAAGAGTCGTACTGTCCTGGCAAGATCAACGGACGCTGTCCGTTTGATCGTATCGCCGGGGAGCTAAAACCCGACATGGAGGAATATTTTGAAGAATGGATAGACGACAAGTCTTCAATTCCTCGTCTTTCATTCAGCCGTCGCCAGATTGTGTGGAAACGCCGCCGCGCCGCCAACATTATCAGCGACCTCAAACATGCAGTGACAGCGCGCGACATCTTGATCTATCAGATTGTCAACGACTCCGGGCCGAAATGCTTCTCGGGGTGCTTGTATTTTGACCGCTGCGAACACCAGGAGCCCAACCTCTGTGGCGTCGCCGTACCGCGCCAGCGGAGTTGGGAGGACGACGAGCCCTGGGACGATATAAAATGGGACTACCCGACAGTAGACGCGCCGACGCCAGGATATACTGGCCCGCCACGGTTGTTATTCTCCGAGCTGTCAGATTGGCAACTGCGAGATTGGATCGACTGGCGCGCCAAGCGCATAATCCATCCTGACAGGTGGCGATGATGAGATCCTCGCTGCGGAAAAAGAAATGGAATCTGCCCTTGACCTACAAGCCCAAAATCCAAGGGGTGCACGACGGGACGATCTGTCAGACCGTCCGCAGGGGTCGGGCCTATTCTCGCGGCGATCTGGTCGCGTTCCATGGGTGGGAAGATAAGCCCTACCGATCGGCATGGACCGACCGAACCCCCTATTTTCGGCTGACCGAGGTCGTCTTATGTCAGATTCAGCGCGACGGCATCAAGATCGGCCAGGATCTGCACGGTTGGAACTCGCCGTTCTGCGACGACCTCGCCCGCAGGGATGGGATCGACCCGCCGACAGGCCAGGCCCTGGCCGGAGTGTTAGGAAAATACAACGAGCTTGACGGTACGGGATTTGAGGCGCAAATCATTCGGTGGGAGCCACTGGAGACGTTATTATGACGGTACCTCTCACAGAGAGACACAAGCGCGCCGCCCGCCACGTCGCGTGCCAAAAGAAGATGCTCGGAGTCAGGATGCAGCAAATAAAAGTCCTAACGCAGTGGATACGAGAGAGAGAAAAAAAGATCGCGGAGTTAGAAGATCGGAATGTAGATGACTGGGGACGCCGCGAGATATGTCCGTCCTGCGGCCAGAAGATGTACCGAGCAGGAGTCAAAAAGAGGGAAGAATTCCGAATCGGCCACATTATCGAATTCCGACGGCCAAAAGGAGTATGGGAATGCCCCGCGTGCCGAGCACAAAAGGAGGAAGAGTTATAATGATCACCCCACATCCACAGACCGCGGCCGAAACAGCCGCCGCGGTTAAAGGTTACAAAATCCAAATAAAACATTTTGAGAAACGCATAGAAGAGGCGCGGGCCGCCATCGCCCGCTTAACCGCCGCGGCCCCGCCACAGAAGAGAGAGAACGCAGACGCTACCCCCGACAATGAGGGGGGCCAGCCATGACGACCTCCGGCCTATGCCCATATCTTAGGAGGATCGAGATCACAGGGCCCGACTACCGCACCAGCAGCGCCTCTGCCCGCAGGCTGTTGCGCGTCTCGTACGTGTGCGCGCTCGATCGAGTCCCGCGGGCGAGTCGCAGAGTCTGCCCGAGAAAAGGCAAGAGGAGCGAGACCTGCCCCTCTCTTTTTGAGTTTGAGTAGATTAGTCAGGGAAATCAAAAGCCAACACACGCCAATATCGCTTGTTTTTAGGATCGCGCCCGACCTTGATGCGTGTTGGATCTTGCCAGAAAAACATCTCTGACAGACAATGATCTACAGATTTTGCCTGACCCCCACACGCGCGAATATATTCGTGGGCTTTCCGCGCGGCATACCCACCATGGTCCGGGGCAATCCACATGCAGTATGGTTTTTCTCGGCCGTCGGTATAATAATTGCACCGCAGAGTGTCGGGTTTGTCGTTCTTCCCTCCCCACCGCAGGTATTCGACGGGGTCGAGGACGTTCACCCACATGTCGTGTTCTTGAGAAGACAGCACCGCGCCGTCGAAGGATTTGTCAGAATGATTAAGCGCCGGTTTTGGAAATTCCGTCCCGCACCTGGGGCATACTCGCACCCCTGCCGCGACGATCTCGTTACACCACCCGCATTCTTTAGAAGGCGCTTCTCCAGTGCCGTCTTTTTTAGATGCCGGTTTTGGGGATACCGAGTCTATCGGGCCGTGCATCATAACGTTCCCCCCAAAATCGAGCAACAGACAGTTCTCTTTCCCGGGGCACGGACGCATACCGCGCCCGACGATCTGGACGTATTTCCCGGTACTTTTGGTGGCAGTGAGTAGAGCAATTAGATCGCAACACGGCGCGTTAAAACCAGTCGAAAAGACCTCTACATTTACAAGGCATTTTAGGCGTTGATTTTTAAAGGCGTCAATAATCTGGTCTCGTTCCGCGGTAGGCGTCTCGCCGGTCACAAGCGCGCAATCGATATTGTGCGATTCAAACACTTCTAAAATGTGCCGGGCATGTTTGACGCCCGATGCAAAAATCAGCCACGAGTTTCGGTCTTCGCCTTGCTCGATAATTTCATAGACCGCGTCCCGTACTACCCAATAGTCGTTCGCAGCGGTTTCGAGCTCGTTTGACGCATATTCCCCCATTCGAGTATGTACTCCTGAGAGATCTATTTTGTGCCGCCCCCCTCGACTCACAACGGGCAAGAGAAACCCCTCCTCTATGAGTTTTAACAAGTCGGTATCGTAAGCGATACCATCAAAAAGCGCGTCGTCGCCTTCATACAGCAACCCCGAATCCAGCCGGTATGGGGTGGCGGTCAGCCCGACCACCACCAGGTTCGGATTTGCGACCCGCAGATCTGCCAGGAATTTACCGTATCGGGTTTCTGTACTCCGGGGGATCAGGTGCGCTTCGTCAACTATAGCAACATCTATTTTTTCGAGGTCAAAAGCATGTTTATATATACTCTGTATCCCCGCAAACAGAATTGGAGGTCTAATCTCTTTTCGGTTCAGGCCTGCGCTGTATACCCCCGTATGCGCGTCGGGCCACTGTTGCAGCAGTTCAGCCTCGTTCTGTACAATTAGCTCGCGTTTGTGCGTCAAAATACAGACGCGCACACCCGGCCACCGGGTACAAGTTTGCTTTATAAATTCCGCGATTACAAGGCTTTTCCCGCTGCCTGTAGGCATACAAATCAACGGATTTATACCCTGGCCTTCAGACCAAAAATCATATAAAGCCTGGATGGCCTCTTCCTGGTATGGCCTAAGTGTATGAGGCATCCGGTTACCTCGGGGAAGAGTTCTGCCAGTTCTGAGACGTTTTCTGAGTCATTTTTCTCGCCAAAAAAAAAAGAATAATTATTCCCACGGCATAGGCGCAGGTTTTTCCGGTATGTTTTGTACGAGAGCCGCCGCTGAGGGTATCGGGAGTGTGCCGCCGCCGTTGATTGATTTATAGCCGCGCACAGAGTTGCTCTCGCCATAATAGGCGCTCGCAGGAGAGATTTTCACAGCCACGAGCAACGGTTTGTTATGGATCTCCAGGGTATCTTTCAGGACCCCAACCCCAACCGCGCGACACAGCGAACTCAGGTTCTGTTCAGCGATCCGGACGGTGATTTCGTCCTTTTCAGACGAACCTTCCCGCCACAGGTTCATGTTTTCAAAGATTTTCCGCCCTTTGTATTTCCCGTCAAGCACTTCAAACGTGAGTTTAAGATATTTGTTATTCGGGTTATCTTTCGTTTCCCTGATCTCGCTCGAAGAGACCGCCATCTTGTATTCGCCTACAGGGAGGACCGAATATTCAGAATCTGCGGGATCCACGTCGTTCGCGTTAAAATTTACAATCACCATTTTTTATTCATCTCCATTTGGTTTTAGTCCTAAATGCTTTTCGAATTCCTGCCACGAGAGAGGGATCTCCTCTGGCATGCTGTACCTATTTTTTGCGGTGTATGCGGGGTTACTTTTTGTCAATAATACTCGCTCGTCCGCAGTTGTGGCCAGATTACGTTCTCCATCCTGGACGGTATACGTTTTAACCATACAAAAACCGACCATATCTGGCCACTCTGTGGCCTTTGCCTTCTCGGTTTTGTAGAGGTGCAGTTCATGCGCGTCAAACGCGGGGAGGATCGGGTCTTCGACCTTGACAACCTGACTGTGTGCGATGAGTATGATCATCATGCCGCGGCGATCGCGGAGACAGTCTAAAGCCGTCCAAAACGTAGACCAAATCCGGGTGCGCTCTGCGTATCCTTTGCCATATGCGGGAGAGCTGATACTGGAATATCCTCCCGCCAAACACACCTGATCTGTTATCAGGGATTCCAGGACATCAAGCGAATCGACGACAAGCGTCTGATAGCCGTGGTCCTGCTCGATCAGCGCCCGGATATGATCCAGAACGTCCGCATAGGTTTTTGGCTCCTGCGCCATTTTCGGAGCGCACAGACCGCGACCGCCTTCCAGGTCAAGAAGATACGCATTTGGCGCCCCGCAAGCAAATGTAGTTTTCCCAACTCCTTCCCGTCCGTGGAGCAACATCCGGGGCGGTTTAGGGGGACAGGTAACCTGTGAACCCAAATCTATCGCCAATTACAGCACCTCTGTGATCAAAACCACCGAGAACGAAAACACGGCAAGAAACACTATCAAAAACCACAACGCCACATCTGCGGACATCGCGCCGTTGTCGTCGCCGTCGCCGTGGGTTAGAAGCCACCCGTAACAATCAAGCCGCGCATCTGTGAAATCGGCGTTTTTGATTTTTGCCTTCTCCAAATAGGCCCCCCGCAGATCCGTAAACGTTAATACGGCGCCAGAGAGGTCAGTCTCATCAAGTAGCGCCCTCCGAAGATTAGCTCCAGTAAGGTCCGCTCCGGTAAGGTCCGCCCTCTGGAGATATGCCCTGGAAAGGTCCGCACTCGGTAAGCTTGAATACATAAGTTTGGCTTCGGAAAGCAAGGCTTTCGAGAGATCCGCGTCTGCGAGGTCCGCACCCCGAAGATCTGCACGATATAACAGCGCGTCTCTGAGGCAAGTTCCTGAAAGATCCGCGCAGCGAAGATCTGCGAATGAGAGGTTAGCTCGGGGGAAGCTATGGTCTGACAGATCTTCGCAAGATAGATAAGCGCGTTCGCCTCCCTCTTCGTGATTCAGCCATTTTCGATGTCTGTCGAGGATGGCGGCAATACCTGCCCGTTCGCATACCGCACAATCGTTTTGTCCTATGTAGCTTTTATCCATTTTTCACTCCTTTTTACAGCGAGATTCGATCCCTCGCATAATTACCTATGGATCTCAAGGACATATATAACTTTCGTGATACCGCTATCTAACAACCTATATATATCCGTAGATCAAATACATGAAAATATGCTATCCTTAGAAGAAATCCAAAGACAACTACAAGATCGAAACCTGGTAATGGTCGCAAAGGAAACCGGGCTGTCGCATATGACGGTTTGGGTTGTAAAGGCCGCAAAAAAAGATAACTTCTCGTACAGGACAATTAAAAGATTGTCCGATTATTTGGAAGGGCGGTGATGAGTATGGAAAGTAAGCGGTGTAGCAAGTGCGGACAGGATAAACCGATTAGTGAATTCAGCAAGAACAAATCAAAGAAAGACGGTTTACAGGATTGGTGTAAAACATGTCTTAATGAAGGTAATAAAAGATACTATGAAGATCACAAAGACGATTACGTAAAACGTGCCAAAAACTATAGACGTTGTGTGAAGAAACCAGCCTGCCCGGCTGTTGGAGGAAATGGCGCTAAATTCGTTGTTTTGACCTGCCCGATTTGTGGGATCCAGTTCCGAAAGCCACAATCAATAGTTGATTACCAGTACCAAAAATTTGGGCAAACACACTATTATTGTTCGCGGGCCTGTTATCACGAATCCCTCCGAAAATCACACGAAACCGAGTACTCGAAGAAAATAAAACTACTCAGAAAAACGCATGGAGTATAAATGCCCGGTACATACGACGCCGCAAAGCGCTATGTGTCTGTTCTCGGATGGGCGTTGGTGCCGATACCGCCGGGTACAAAGGGTCCAAATCAGCCTGGGTGGAACCTGCCAGAGAACCTCGTCTCGACAGAAGAAGCGTGCGAATTCTGGAAAAAAAAACCACAATATAACGTTGGGGTGCAACTCGAAGAGTCCGGAATAGTGGCCTTAGACATCGACAACGTCGAGTATACGGAACTGCTGTTCGCAGAGTTCGGACTGGACTATGAAACGGTCCTGGACGGCGCGCCGCGCACCGTAGGTAAGCCCGGTCACGACAAGGCGTTTTTTCGAGCGCCTGACAACGAGCAGCTAAAAACCCACAAACTGTCCTGGCCGAACAAAGATAACCCAAAAAAAACAGAGACTGTAATCGAGTTCCGAGCGGGACCCGTACAAGACGTACTCCCGCCGTCCGTACACCCAGACACAAAAGAAGAATATACGTGGAGAGTAGCGCCTGTCAACATACCGGCTCTCCCAGCGCCCATTTTAGAAATCTGGATGAACTGGGACCGATATAAATCTCAGTTGAGGAACGCATGTCCATGGGCAAAAAAGCAAATGCCGCCACCAGCGCCGAAACCCCGACGAGCAAAAAAAGAAGAAAAAGGCGTGATCCAAAAATATAACGAAAAGAACGACGTAGAGCAAATATTATCCCGACACGGATATATAAGGGCCTCAAATAATAGATACTTGTCCCCGTATTCGGAATCAGGATTACCAGGAGTAATAATATTCCCGGAGGGTAGAGTATATTCTCACCACGCATCTGAACCGTTCGATACAGACCACAGCCTCGACGCGTTTGATTTGTTCTGCGAACTGGAACACAACGGCAATCTGCGGTCCGCGCTCCGCGCAGCGCATTTAGAATTCGATGCGCCGCCCTCAGTTGTTGAAATTGATCTCAAACCGACAGCCGCCCCAAAAAAAGAAAGACCAGAATTGCCGGATTATTTGGTACAGGTGCCAGGGATACTGTCGGAAGTTGTAGATTACTACAACTCCACCGCGCCCAAAGAACAGCCTCAATTTGCAGTTACGGCCGCGCTTGCTGTTGGATCTGTTTTTATGGGCCGCCGGTTTGTCTCCGACCAAAACAATTTTTCCAGCTTATATTTTGTCAACGTCGGAAAGTCGTCGGCGGGGAAAGAGCACGCAAAAACGGTAATCGAAGCCGTTCTTGGCGAGTGTGGCGCGGAACATCTGATCGGCCCCGCCGGGTATACGTCCGGAGGAGGAGTACTTTCCGCGCTCATCGATCAGCCGTGCCACGTCTCGATCATCGACGAGTTAGGAAAAGTGCTCGAATCGTCCACCAAATCAAAAAACGCAAACAAAATGGACGCGCAGACCATGCTTATGGAGGCGTTCGGTCGGCTTGATGGGACGCTAAGAGCACAGGGATACTCGACAATGACCATGACCGACAAACAAAAAGAGAGCCTCGGGATCAAACGCGTGGTCCACCCCGCGTTAACTGTGATGTCTATGACCACTCCAGAGACCCTATACAGGTCCATTAGCGTCGCGGCGATCACGTCAGGGTTTATACCTCGTTTTATTATTGTTGAGTCAAGTACGGGGCGCCAGGTGAGCAGGAGAAGGGGGCGGGCACCAAGGCTGAGTGAGAAACTGAAAAAATGGGCGCACGGATGTATCACCGCGCACGCGGACGACGGGAATTTGTCTGAAGGCTTCGGGCCGGAGACTCCCCCAAGTCCAATCCTAATCCCGTTCGAGGAAGACGCTCTTGATCTCCTGGACGAATATGAAGCCCAATTAATAAAACGGCAAAATGCCCTTGATACATTCGGGATTGCTCCATTATTAGGCCGTACACGGGAGATTGCACACAGGGTGGCACTTATTGTCGCAATTTCTAACCAACATTCATGTATATATATAGAAGATGTGAAATACGCTATCCAATTCGTCGATTATTATGCCGATCAAACGGTCGAAAAAGTAAAATCAAGGGTTGCAGGGAGCGATTTCGAACAGATCTGCAAAGAGGTGTTAGATCTGATCAAAAACGGAGGTGACCGCGGCGCGACGCATTATGAGATCGTACACGGCTGCGCGCTATACCGAGCTGCGGAACCACGTGTTCGAGATGCCGTAATGAGCGTTCTGCCTGAGGATTACGACGTTGGGTTTGCCACAATCCAAAACCCTGCTGGAGGGAGGCCAAGACAAGCGTATATTCAAAAAACAAGCGAAAATTGAGTTTTATTAGTTTTCACATGGGACTTTCCAAAAAATGCGAAGCATACGATCCTTATTTTTTGAATCTACCAGTAATCTGGGTTTTGTTAGTTTTATTTGTAAAATTAGACACCAATCACACACATAAAAAAAAGGGTGGGAGGGTAGAGATAATTGAAGATAACTATAGTACATAATAATAATATGTCATTATTATTAGTATTATTAAGATCTAAGCCTTCTATGCTTCGCATTTTTTAGGGGGTTTTCACACAGCCCCATGTGAAAACTAAAGAAAACTAAGAAAACCCCTCGATTGTGTACCGCAACACAAAGCATTATATACTTTGCAAACCAACATAGTATTGTAACACAAGGAGATGAAAAAAGATGGAAGGAAAAACGAACAACGAGTATAGGTATGCAGAATGCAAGGCATGCCTCTGCAGAGGCTGCAAATATCAGCCAGAGTGCAACCCTTGCGAAGGTTGCACAGACTGGGCATGCAAATATGGAGGATATGAAAAATGTACTCCAATCAACTATTGCCCGAGAGTGTAAGGACTATGAGAGAAGAACATCGATAAGTATATAAGGGTGGACCCTCTATATACTATTGTAACACAAGGAGATGTAAAAATGGAAATAAAAACACGCACAGGGCTTGCAGAGGCCCTGGAAGGTATGGGGATGTCATACGAGACATCCCAGGAAGTGCTTGGTCTGACGGCTCCCGTCAGGCACGAATCCAGGAAAAGCGACGTATTTTCTGCCTGCAATACAGGCGCGAACAACATGGTTTTTGCGTCTGGCAGCCACCCAGACGCAACCGAAGCCGAGGTGCTGCGCGTAGGGCTTTGTGTCTTCGACATGTTCGGTATCGGAGGCGGCCGCGGCCTCACCGGCGAGGCCACCGACAGGATCCCCCAGTTCCGCAACCTGGGAAAAGGCCGAAAACAGGCGTACGACGGCCCGGCATGGTCGGCGGCCATCAAGGAGGCCGCCACCGAGATGTTTGATCAGATCAAGGGGTCAAACACTTGGAAGGGCGGGGAAGCCCTCGCCCTCGCGCCCGTACACCCCGAGGGCGGCGACCCCTGCCCGGGATGGACGGGAGTAGGGATTGCACTGACCCCCGACGGGGGAGAGATTCTCCCTATGCGTGGCAACGAGCTGCGGCCGTGGGCGGCCGTGGTCGCGACTCTCGGGGCCGCAGATCGGGCTATCGCCGCCCTCCCGTCCGAGGAAATGTTTGGGGGAATGTATTCCCGCGAAATCCGCGACCGGCCTAATTGGCCGGTACTTTCGGGCCGCCGGATCAAGTTTGTCGGCACCCCCTCAGATTGGTCGCAGGTGATCGACGCACTAAATATGGAGATGTAAAAATGGAAATTAAAATAAAAACAAACCCAACCCCCAAGTTGAGGTATGCCGAATGCTGGAATTGCGAGCATTCTGAAATCGTCCATCTGGTGGACGATTATGGGGACGACGTCCCGGAATATATCCGGTACTACGTCCACGGCGGCGGCCACCGGGAAATCCCAAACCTATCCGGGCCACACCCAGAGTGGTGCCCGTTGCGGCATGCCGCGCCGGTCATCGTGACTCGCCATGCAGGACAAGTCGAGTGGCTCCGGCGCCAGGGAGTCACGGGAACAGTAACAGTGATTGCGCATGTCGACAGACCCGATCAGATCGAGGTGAAGGTGGTGTTTGGGATCTTGCCCCTGCACCTCGCCGCGGAGGCGAGGCTTGTTGTCGCTACTGACTTTCCTCGCTTGAGACCCGAACAGAGAGGGAAGGATCTGACCCCGGAGCAGATGGACGCCGCAGGAGCAAACCCAAACCTCCGGTGTTATCGAGTCCAGGCCTACAAGGGCAGCCCATCGAAAGCCCTGGACGCTGAGGCGGGGGAGGAGATCCCCAGAAAATCCTCCACCACAACCCTAAAGGCTTGGAGGTACTCGCGCAACGGCGCCGCAGAGGCGTATGTCGTCGAGTTCTCGGAGCACGGGTACCGAGTCGTCAGCGACGACCGCAAAAACCAGGTGAGCTATCTTCATCTCTGCGACGCGTCCGCAGACAAGATCACCGACGCGTGCCGCAATAAGATCATCAAATACATGTTTGATCACCCCGATAACCTCCCCGGAATAGGGAAAACGGCGCAGCACAAGTATTTCGGGGGGCTAACGGCCACAGACATCGAGCGGATCGGGAACGGCGGGAGAAAAGCGTACTACAACAGCGGACGATCTCTCTGAGGGGGGGGTAACCCCTCCAGAGAAATAAAGGAGATGTAAAAATGGCAAAAGCACACATACACAGTATAGACTCAGGCACCGTACAGATTGGGAATATGATGTTCGAGCCGCGCACAGGGTCTACATGCCGATGTACGCGGCGGCCACTGCAAATCCAGGACTTCAAAATCGAGATCCAGGTACCTGATAAAAGTATGGAATCTGCAAAAACAGCCCTGCGAGCCGCAGGGGATATATATTTATTTTTTTAGAGATGAGGTAGATGAAAACAACTATATGTGTCACGCTCGAACCGGCGCTGGTTGAAGAGATCGATCGGATCGCCGAAGGACGACCTCGGTCGCCGCTGGTAGAAGTGTTATTGGAATCCGCGTTGGGGTTGCGATCACCCACTCAAAAAGAGGGGTGAAATTGACGGCAACCACCGCCGCGACCAGAAAAGCAAAAGGCCGCAGGCATCAGCAACATGTAGCGGCCTCGCTTCAAAAAGCGCTCGGACTCCCGCCAGAAGACGTGGTAAGCCGCCCAATGGGGAGCCCGGGCTTGGATGTCATGCTAAGCGCAGAAGCCCGAAACAAGTTCCCGTACGGGATCGAGTGCAAAAGGACGGAAAAACTATCTCTTCCGGCCTGGTGGGCGCAATGCAATACAAACGCAGTATCTGAAAAGTTGAAGCCAATGCTGGTAATCCGCCGCAACGGCGAGCCAGCGCTGGTAATTCTAAAATGGGACGACTATTTAGAAGAAAAGAGGACGAGAAAATGAATCTATTTGATGCGATAAAAAAGAAACCAGGGTATACGCTGGTCCCGGTTAGAACAAAAACTGGTAAGCCCACGTACAAAGTGGAATTCAAATGCCGGGCTTGTGGCAAAAAAGTACGAATATGGATCTCAAAATGTAGCCACTATGAAAAATCGGGGACTCTACCCCAGTTCTGCTCAGCAGAGTGTATGAATATGGAAATGAGCGCAAGATACGCTCTGGCCCGCAAAAAAAATGTGGAGGCGGCCATAAAAGAATACCAGAAAATGCACCCCGAGTACCGCCCCTCCGTAGAACAAATTGAGTGCCGGAAATGCCATGAAACCAAAGACAGAAATGAATATGGGTTTAGCCGGTACGCCCCAGGAAAGGGGTTTCGAGATTCGATGTGTTTGGTGTGTAGATATCCAAAAAAACAGCCCAAACACAAGAAGAAGGTGCCGCTTCGCCCTCAAAGTCAGATTGTAGCGCGGATGCCAAAATGGCAGGCGGAAGCACTAAATCTTGGCGATTCTAAGATAATTGAGGTGTACTGAGTGGCAAAAAAAAAGGATATTAGTAACCAGGCGGATTTGTTAGATTTGGGGTTCGATCTGTACGATGATCGGTCAGATCGAGAATCTACACAAAAAATCTCTCCCCGGGCGTTCCGGCACCAAGGGAAAATGCGCGCAATAAACGGGATGAAAAAAGAACTGTTAAGCGATTTGCTGCGCGATCTGCCAGAGCCAAACGAATATGTCCATTTGATTTCAAACGGAAAATATGACTATTATACGTTTATTCCTGTGATCTTGGAAAAAACAGGTCACATCGACGAGCTTTATGGCTCGACGTGGACCATGAATCGATCCAACTGTGAAAATCTGTTTGGATTGTTTGATTCCGGGAAAATTGCTAAAATGGCAATAATTACCGGTCTATATTTTAAACACCGCGAAACAGCGGTATACGCGTCGTTAGTTGAAGGGATGGCAAAAAGACATCAAAAAGTCATCTCGTGCGACAACCACGCAAAAGTAATATTAATAAGGGCAAAAGATAAATATTATGTGATTGAAGGGACCGCAAACTGGACCGGCAACCCCAGGATCGAACAAAACGTAGTGGCGCAGTCAAAAGAACTTTTCGAGTTCCATAAGGCATGGATGGAGGTATTTTTAGAGTGACGATAAAAAATAAGAAATATGCGAAAAGCAACATGGTGCAAATGCGTGCAAGAGTGGCGACAGTTTACCGGCTGCTGTTGTCGGGAATGAGACGACGCGAAATTATACAGTACGTGGCGGAAAAAACAGATTGGGGCGTCTCCACGCGCACAATCGAAAATTATATCCATAAAGCCACCGCGGAAATCAAGGAAGTGACCGACGAAGAAATCGAAGCCGCCCGGGGCATGGCCTATAAGCGGCTCGATACTCTTTATTATAAATCTCTTTTGATAAATGACTATAAGACCGCGCTGGCGGTCCAAAAGGAAATGAACGATTTGTTCGGGTTAAAAACCACGAAGATCGAGCATTCCGGGGATTTGGGAGTAACCATAATTGATGACGTACGAGACCCCGAGACTAAACAAACGGATAAGTGACTTAATCGCGCCTGCCTTTTACGGCCCTTGGCGCGCGCTCGATAGGTATACCTCCGTTGTTCTAAAGGGGGGAAGAAACAGCGGGAAATCTACCACAACGTCAATATGGATAATAAAACAGCTGATGCAAAAACCAATTAATGCGCTTGTTGTTCGGAAAGTAGGCGAAACGCTCCGTGAATCCGTGTTTGAGCAATTAAAAGAAGCCATTGAAATCTTGGGAGTAACGAGCCACTGGCAAGCGCGCGTCTCGCCGCTATCCTTGCGGTACATCCCCACCGGCACCAGGATCATTTTTAGAGGCGCTGACAAACCCGAAAAAATAAAGTCGATAAAAACGTCTGAATACCCAATCGCGATTCTGTGGGTTGAAGAACTCGCGGAGTTCAAGACCGAAGAAGAGGTGGGGATCATTGTAAACTCGGTTATACGAGCGGAATTAAACCCGGGACTGAAATATACGGTGGTTATGACGTACAACCCGCCGAAAAGAAAGCAAAATTGGGTAAATAAAAAGTATAACACGCAGTTTATATCAAAAAATGTATACGTGCATCATTCAACGTACCTGGATAACCCGTACGTCTCGCAGACGTTCCTTGAAACCGCAAACGAGGTAAAAGAGCAAAACGAGCACAAATATCGGTGGGTATTCATGGGCGAGCCCATTGGCGGCGGGGTTGTTCCGTTCAACAATCTGGTTTTCAGGACGATCACCAACGAAGAGATACGACGATACGACCAGATCCGACAAGGGATAGATTGGGGATACGCTGCAGATCCATACGCGTTCGGACGATGGCATTTTGACCGGACCCGCCGGAAACTCTATGCGCTCGACGAGCACTATGGCGTAAAAATGAGTAACGAGGAAGCCGCTAAATGGCTCAAACTGAAAGGATATGAGCACGATCTAACTGTAGCGGACAGCGCAGAGCCAAAAAGTGTTGCCGATCTCCAGAACAGAGGGATCAACGTAGTCGGAGCAAAAAAAGGGCCTGGAAGCGTCGAGACCGGCGAAAAATGGCTTGATGAGTTAGAAGCGATAGTCATCGATTACACGCGAACCCCCAACATCGCGCGCGAGTTTGAAAATATCGACTACCAGGTTGATAAAGACGGCGAAATAAAAAGTAAATTGGAAGATAAAGATAACCACGAAATCGACGCGTGCCGGTACGCCTTGGAATCCGACATGGGGCGAGGCGACGGAAGAATAGATACGAGTATATATATTAGTGGCGGGAATATAGAGGGAGATAGTATATGGTAAAGAAGGGCAAAGCCGAAGGGGACGAAGCCTCATACAACGCGAGCGGGTCGTATTTTGCTCCGGCGATAACTCCGTTAAAAGTGTCGCAATATCTGAAAAACGTGCACCTGGCTACTCAAATTGAAAACCAACAGGTCCAGATATTCCCGGGGCCGCCAGAGATCACGGTGGTTGATGAAAATGAAGAAATCGACGACCCGCTTACTGAATGGATGCGCGAGACGGGAGAAAAGGTATCCCTGTATGCGTCGATGCAGATTTCCTGGTTCGAATGCCTGGGATACGGATGTTCGGTAAAAAGCCCTGGATACCAGAAGAAAGGCGGAAAACTTGAAATGACAGAGATTAGGAACCTCCCTGCGTTCCGATTCTCTCAGTATCCTGGACACGGCACCGTTCAAAATGAACTCGTCCCGGGCATCGTCATAAACGATATCGGCGAAACGGAGGTATACCAGGCCTCGATCGACGGGGCAAAACAGACCAGGATCAACAATTTCGCCCTGATAATTGATCCTACTGCGCCAAAACCCGCAGGTGAAGCGTATGCGCTCCCAATTTATCCTCTGATCGCGGCGATCAACCACACGAACAAAGCTTCAGATCAGCAAGTCAACAGGATTGGTGCGCCGATTGTATTTCCACAGCTGGAGCGCACGACCCCCGAAATCGTCGCATGGTCAAAAACATTCGTTCAAAAGTGGGGGAAAGATACGTCGTTTGTAATCCCCGACGGCGTGACCTTCCCCGACGTAAAGATCCGCGAAACGCGCACCGCTGAAGACAGACTTAAACTGCTTGTACAGTGGATCGAGAGCTATTTCAACCCTACCACCGTTCTGCAAAAAGGGAACTCGATGGGCGCAAGCGACAAGGGTGCGTCACAGGTATGGGCGAACTATATCGGCGGTACGCAGGCGTGGATCGAACATGTGTATGAACGTTTTTTCAAGCCCTTATTGGAGGCCAACGGGTATGACAACCGGTATGTCAAAATCCGGCTGAAACGGCCTGAACTGGACCGAAGCGCGGAGATGCGCGAACAGATCAAAATAGGGATTGAAGGAAAAGCTATTACAACCGCAGAAATCCGCGAGAACTTGTCAGAGCTCAATCTCAAAGACACCGACGACGAGGTTTTAAAAGAGTTGGAAGAACAATACAAATCAGCGCCCGCGCCGCCAATGTTTGGGAACGTGGTCCCACCCCAACAGCAAAAACAAGAGGAAACCACCGAGAAGAGGATCAACCGCGCGCACGATAAGGCGGAGAAACGCCTATTAAAACTGATAGGTGAAGACTGATGCCGTTTGATCCGATTGAAATTGAAATGCAGAGGCTTGCCTGGGAGCAGTTTTACCGAGAGCACCCAAATATCGATATAATTTGCTTTATCTGGTTATCTGCGATGATTACCTGCTGCGTAGTCCTTGTAGCGATTGCAATTGCATTTATTTTAGGAGTATTTTAAATGGACAAGGCCACAAAAGACGAGATCAAATTAATTTTTGATGATCTCCTTGCAGAAATGGGCCTCGCGCTCTCTCTCAACGCAGAGGATATAGCGTATATGAGCGCGTCGAGCACACTCAAAGAAATCTCTGCAATGCGGAGAACCCAATACACAAAAGCAAAAGTAGACGGAATCACAGACGCAATCGTAAAGGAATACAACGCCGGTATAAAACGGGGTGGGTCGTGGTGCGTCGAGCCGGTTTATGAAGATCTCGGGAACGGATTCGTGAAATGCACCACAAAGCAAAGGTTTGTTCCATGGTTGAACGACTTCGCCGCCGAGCACCGTGAAGAAGTCATGCGGATTTTCATAGAAGGTGAAAGAGAAGGCGTATATCCCCTTGAAATGGCAAAGCAACTGGAAGAATTCTTCGAAGGCACCAAGCACCGAGCACAGATCGCAGCGCGCACCGAATCGCAGAAGATCGCACAAACGGCCCGGATTGAAGGGTATAAGGCGAGCAAAGTAAAATCCGTCCAATACATCACCGCCGCAGACGAGAAAGTTAGGCCCACGCACGCGGCCCGGCACCTGAAAATATATCCGCTTAACAAAGCCCCGTGGATCGGCGAGTATCAATGCCGATGTATCCTGACTGAAGCCGATTTTGCAGTCGAAGAGGCTGGCGCGCATGTAGAAAAAGACGACAGTGTGATCCTTGCCAAAAACGAGGTGATACCAGATGGGTAGAAAACCTATTCTCAACTCCGAGCAAAAGACGATAATTGAGGCTAACTTGGACCTATTCCCAGCGGCAATCAAAAAAATGCCAGAATTTAAAAACTGCGCGGCGGTGTCTCGCGACGTTATTCGCAGGCACCAAAACAAATGCAAACAAAACGTCCTCCCCTCTGACAAACAAGCGTTAGCCGCGCTGCTACAGCAACACCTGCAGCGATATGGGCTACCTTCGCGGTTTCACGGGAAGAATAACGTTACGGGGTTCCTTGAATATTTAGAGCAACCCAACAAAGAATAGAGGCTGAGATACAAAATCAATTTTTTATATATACTATTAACCCCCTCTATAGTGTGCTATGCCGTATAAGACCGTTGAGGACCTACCCGCATCTGTGCGCGACATTTTGCCTGCGGCAGCACAAAAGATCTATTTATCTGTTTTTAACGATGTGTTTGGGCCGGACTGCGGCGACGGCTGCGCAGCGGCAAAGGCTATGGCCGCAGCAAAAAGATCAATAACCAATATGGTAGTGTTCAACAGTATAGACAACGCCATTGGCGGCAAACACGACGTGGTGTTACAGCGTCTCGACACGCTAATCAAAAACGGCGGGAAGATGATCCTGTATACCCCTGAGGCATTCCAGAATGTATCTGACTGGGTAGGCGTCCCTGTCGTATATGTACAAACGGATGGCGGAACGGTCCGGCACCCCTCGCAGAACGACGTAGTTAAAAATACCTTGCCGGACGGGTATAGAGTTGTCGGGCGAGTGATCGCCGCTAATATGGGGTCTGGTGAGCCTTCGTTACGGGGTGAAATAGAGATAGACGACCCCGCACTCGATGCGATGGCCGCCGCCGGACAGATAACCTTATCGACCGGTTTTAGCGCGTCTGTGGCGACCGTCAACGGCCAGGATAAAATTGTAGGGAACGTCGTACCAAACCACGTGTTGATATTTAAGCGTGGAGCGTGCCGCAATTGTTATCCAAACGATAATAGTGCCGGATTTGAGAATACACAACAGGAGGAAGACGATATGGATGACGAATCAAAGAGTTTTTTGAAAAAGATTGTTGAGAAGCTGGAGAATTTGAAGGCTCCGGAGCCTGCGGCCGCACCCAAAAAAGAAGAGGTCAAGGATATGGATGAATTGAAAAATGTCAAAGAAGAGCGGGATGCGCTCAAGGCGAAAATCGAAGCGATAGAGAACGCCGCCGCACAGGCTGCAAGAGACACCGCGTGGTCTGAAATGAAGAACGCGCTCCCGGTAGGCTGGCTTGGCGACAAGGAAACCGACACCAGGAAAGAGTTTGAAACCAACCCTGCCGCGTTTTCCGTGAAGTTCGCAAAGTTTTCAGCGGAAAACTCAACCCCGCCAAAGAGCGCAGAAGGCGACGAAGCCGGGAAGCCGGGGGAAGACACGGCGAAACAGATCGAAATGAAAAACCTGGTAGCTGACATGGGTAAAAGGACTGGGTTTGTGCTTGTGGGAGGCGACGAGTAATGGCGTCGTCATATGCCTCCGCAGGAGAGTTTAGCGACACCGCTCGGATTCGGTATTTTAAGGCCACCGAAGCGATTTCTAAGGGCGAAACGCTTGTAGTTACGCCCGCGGCCACTATATCGACGGTTGCCGTGTCGGGGACCGCCGACGTCAGCGCAAACTATCCCTGCGCGGTAGCAACGCAGGCGATCGAAAACGGGTCTACTGGGGCGTGCGTGGTGTACGGAGAAGTGGCGGTAACAGCGGACGGAGCCTGTTACGACGACGAACTGGTAGCCGCTAAATCTGGCAAAGTCGCACCGGCCGCCGACAGCGCAACCGGCCTTCCTACTGGCGTGATCGGCCGGATCACCGAAGGCGGGATAGACGGGGCCATTGTTACCCTGTTCCTCGGGCGGGTGGTCTAAATGGCGGACGGAGTATACACCGAGATCAAGTTTTACGGGACGTTTGCGCAGAAGCGGCTAATTATGCCAGTCATCACGGATTCGTTCGAGATGACCCCGTTGAACAGCCCCGCGATCACAAGAACGATCCCACTCAACGCGCTCCGCGGCACGATCCCGATTCTTGGAAATACGCCGGTTGCAAGCCAACTTCGCGAACTCGAAGAGTCGGTCACCGCTAACAAGGGCCTCGAAGGCTTTGACGTGCAGCTGCTCAAAGACCGCGTGCGCTTGGCGGTGACAGACGAAGCCGAAATCGAAACCATGGCGGCGGGGATGGGTAGCATGATGACAATGCAGCAGGCTCAGAACGCGGACGCGCTGGCCAGCAACCTCAACAAACTGATCGCAACCCAGTTAGACACCACGCCGCAGCTATACAACTCCGGGGATGCCGGAAACTGGGCCTCTGTCAAACCCACGCTCGCCGTTGGGAAAATGGCGGCTACTATGGGCATCTATAAACCCACGGCTATCGTAATGGGGACGCTCGCAGGCGAATATTATGTTGACGCAGTCGGAGACAAAGTTTCTCTCGCAAACCTCGCGGAATGGAGAAACGCCGCCACAATGCACCCCACGCTTAATATCCCGGTCTACATCTCGACCGATATTGACAATCTGGACGCCAGCGGCAACAAAATGGTCTTTGCGGTCTCAAACCGTGTGCCCGGCGTCCTGAACGTTGTCGGAGCAATCAAAGCGCACAACGAGTATGACGCAAACAAAGGCGCTGACATTTACACCTACAACATTTGGCGCACTCCATTTTCAAACGTCCGACAGACCTCAGGAAATCTGAATCTGGGGGTAATCAAGGCGTATATGTCGGAGACCTAACCAAATCTCTTTTTTTTGAGAGGATGGTACAATGGACGGACCAACAAACGCCAACGGGTCAAGAGGCGTTATAGATTATTCAGGACGGCTATTAATAAACGACAACATCCGTTTTGCGCTGGCTTTAGGATACTGCTACCGTTTTGAGCACAGATTTGCCGCAGTCGCTGCGGGAACGTCGGTACGGATGTTGTTTGATCCGTCTCTGAACGGCTCTGTTTCAGGGAACGTGTACAAGCTGAAAGGCCAATTTATAACTACTAAAAATCCAATCGTCGTGAAATTTTACGAACAGCCCACGGTCTCGGCAAACGGCTCTGAGATCACAATATTTAATTTTAACCGGATAGACGGCGATCCTTCCTTGAATTCCAGAGCAAAAATGTATTATGGCCCAACGGTAGACGATTCTGGCAACGCATATGGCCCGGACGTGTACATTTATGCAGATACTTCCGTACCAGGCCTAAGTTTGTCGATCCCGGGGGATACCGCCGACGAATTTTCAGTGTACATAGATTCGTCCAAAAAATATATGTGGGAACTTCAGAATCAAACCGGAGAAGCCACAGACATTATGTTTCTGGGAAGGGCAATTTACGAACCTGATTACAGGACGGGTGGGCGATGATCTCTGATACACTCCAGGTTAGACCCGACCCCGGGACCGAACGACAGGCAACGCAGATGCACCACAACAAACCCCGCGTGGGGTTTACCCATAATTGCTACACGACAAAATTGGGGAAACTTTTCCAGGAGACCGTAAAAGGCTTTTTAGAACGAGCCATCGGCAAAGCATGGCCTATGCTGCTCCGGTACCGGTGCAACGGCGACAAAGACAAGATCCGCGAAGGAAAAAAGAATCCGGACTCGGTTTTTGTTTATGACGATCCAATGTTCGAACTCCTAAACGCAACC